TGACTGGCCTGAGTTGGGAGATTAAGTTGCCTACAGTAAAGGATCTGGAGTCTCGTATGAATACACATGAAGCAGTTTGCGCCGAAAGATGGAAAGAAACGATACTCCGAATTAAACGAATAGAAGTTATTATACTCTCCTCAGCAGGAGCGTTAATTCTTCTCATGGCAGGAATGTTATGGAAAATTTAAAAGATCAATTAGTTCGTCATGAAGGTTTAAGACTAACTGTTTACGACTGCCCTGCTGGTTACAAAACTATAGGAGTCGGAAGAAATATTGAACAAAAAGGAATAACTGAAGAAGAGGCTATGTTCCTTCTTAATAATGACATTGATTATTTTACAGAACAGCTCATGGAGAATTTATCTTTTTTCGATGAGCTTTCGGAAACTAGAAAATCTGTTTTAGTTAATATGGCTTTTAATCTTGGCGTAGCAGGTCTTATGAAATTTAAAAATATGCTGAAAGCTGTCTCTGAAAAAAGATGGGAAGATGCATCTTCTGAAATGTTAAATAGCAGATGGGCAGATCAGGTTGGGAATCGTGCAATAGAATTATCTGAAATGATGGCGAATGACTAATACTAAAAAAGGTGTAAAAAGTTTGCAGAAAGATAGCATTTATGAGGAATTTGATGTCGATGGGGATGGTGTGGTTAGCGATGACGAGCTTGCAACAGTCAAAGCAATCCACGAAGTTGCAGAAAAAGAAGAGAAAGCTGATGCACAAAGAAGGATGGCTTGGATTTCTCTTATTGGGATGCTCTTTTTTACTTGTTTTTTGTTCTTGCCTATTTTTCCTGATAGCCGAATAAAAGCTATGGCTGATTTATTTGGATTATTTTATATAGGAATGGCAGGAGTTGTTGGGGCATATATGGGTATGACAGCTTGGATGGCGAATAAAAAATGATAAGTTTGTTGGGAACATTAATGGGTTTTGGGACTTCTATAATTCCTGAAATTTTAGGTTATTTTAAACAGAGCCAAGCTAATAAACAAGAATTAGCTATGCTGGAAGCAAAAGCCAAATATGCCGAGCAAATATCGAAATTAAAAGTTGAAGAGTTAGACGCAGAGGCAGATATAGCAGAGACAAAAGGAATATATGAACATGATAGAAGTATTCAGTCTGGAGGTTTTGTCAACAGTCTCAGGGGTTCTGTGCGCCCTGTCATTACTTATCTGTTCTTCTTAATGTTTGCTGCTGTAAAAGGAACTATGATATATGCTATGATAGTTAATCAGAACATTGATTGGGCAACAGCAGTTGATGCTGCATGGGATGATGAAACTGCTGCAATATTTTCTGCTATTATCGCTTTTTGGTTTGGTAATAGGGCAATGAGTAAAGCAAGGGCATGGGTTAAAAATAAATGACATTTCAAGCATTAAATATAAAACCAGGAGTGGTAACAGACATTGATGAATATACTGCTGCCAAAGTTGGTCCATACTGGGTAGATGCAGACAAAATAAGATTTGTTAATGGTTTACCTCAAAAAATTGGAGGTTGGGAAAAAGAAACCACCAGCCCAACAACTTTTACATCGTCAACTAATTTATCAGCTGGTAAATGCAGAGCTCTTAAAAACTGGAGGCTGTTAGATGGAACTGACGTTTTAGCTGTTGGCACAGAGAAACAACTTTTAATTTTAACAGGTGGTACATTTTACGACATAACTCCATTAAGATCTTCGGCAACTCTAGGTGCAAATCCTATAACGACAGCTGGTTCAACCACAGTAACAGTAACTCATACTAGTCACGGAGCATCAACAGGGGAAATAGTTTCTTTTAGTGGAGCAAGTGCTGTTAACGGAGTTACTCTTTCAGGAGCTTATGAAGTAACAGTTCTAAATGCAAATTCATATACTGTTACTGTTGCATCTGCTGCAAGTGGTTCTGGCTCTGGAGGAGGAAGTTCAGTTGTTGCTTCATATCTTATTGGATATGATGAAGGAATGTTAGAAGCAACAGCAGCATTAGCATTAGGTTGGGGAACTGGAACTTGGGGTCTTAGTACATGGGGAACTGCCAGAAGCAGTTCTTCAGTTACATTAGAATTAAGTATGTGGAGTTTTGATTTGTGGGGAGAGGATCTTCTTGGAACAGTTCATAATTTTGCTACATATGTCTGGGACGCAAGCGCAGGAGTAAATACAAGAGCAACAATTGTTTCTGCAAGTGAAATATCTAAAAGTAGATTTACGACGATTTCTTTTCCTGATAGGCATTTAGTGGCTTATGGATCGTATAATACTAGCACGAGTGCTCAAGATCCTATGCTCGTTCAGTTTTCAGATCAAAACAGTTATACAACTTTTACGCCAACTGCTACTAATACGGCAGGTTCGCAAAGGTTGCAGATCGGCACAAAAATAATGGCAGCAGTCCCGACACGTGAAGAAATTTTTATAGGAACTGATGAAGCTATGTACGGAATGCAATTTGTTGGTCCACCATTTACTTTCGCATTTAGATTGCTCGGAACAGGTTGTGGTCCAATTTCCCAAAGATGTATGGTTGCTGAAGGCGATGTTGTGTATTGGATGGGGAGGAACAATTTTTTCGTATTTGATGGAC